GATATCAAAGAAAGTATTATAAATACCTTTGTGTCCCAACCACAAAAAGATCGTAGTCAACTACTGAACTACTTTATGAAGCATCGCATGAAGCAGATGCTTGAACTTATATCGGAGTTTTAACATGCGCTTACTAATTCCTGAAATTTTTGATCGTGTGCAGAAAGCTGAAACGCTTGAACAGCGAAAAGCGATTCTCATTCAGCACAATTCACCTATCCTACAGGATGTCTTTCGTATCAACTTTGATCCTGCCATTAAAATGAAGTTGCCGGAAGGTGAACCCCCTTACAACAAAGACAAGGCGCCACCATTGGGATTGGCAGAGACTAATCTGTATAGAGAGATGCGTAGGTTCTATACTTGGATCACTCCGCCCCCCAACCTTCACAAGATCAAACTTGAGTCGCTATTCATCCAGTTGCTTGAAAGTATTAACCTCAAAGAGGCTGAGGTTGTATGTGCAATCAAAGACAAGCGATTGACTGAACTTTACACTGCTGTGACCGAGGAGTTGGTGCGAGAAACTTTTCCTGGACTCTTACCACCTCCCGTAGCACCTGCTGTTGTAGAAATACAACAGGAAGTTAAAAAAGCACGAGGGCGCCCCCGAAAAAACGCTTGACAGCCAGTTCTGACTTTGATATGATCGACAAGGTTGATTTGAAAGAGAGCTGGCATGCTGATCTATACAAACACAAAACCTTCCAAAAAAGCGAACCGCAAGACCCGCCAAGAGATCGAGGAATACGAGGCCTGGTTGCGAAGTGTAAATCCTTCTGGTCAAAAACCAAAGAAAGGTTTCGTCGCAACATCGGCGCCTAAGGCGTATAGGCGTGACACCGGCGCCTCGAGAATTCCTAGTGTAGATAGTGGCACCACAGGTGCTCTTGCAGTCAAGAGTATCATGGATCCTTTCAATCTACAAAAGCAACCTCCTGAAGTGCGAGAAGAAATTATCGCAAAAAGTAAGCGAGTCGCCATCGCTTACAATAAAGGGGGTTACCAATATATTACTGATGATACCGACCCCAAGACTTTGGGATCAAGTGAAAGAAGGAGATGAAATGAGTGTTATGCTTAGTAACCCCGCCGACCGAAAGAAAATTCGTGAGGCGCTGCAAGAAATCTCGAACTCAATGACACGAATCGAGGGAGAACGAGATTACATCAAAGAAGCTATCAAAGATGTCTGCGACAAGTTCCAGATCAGCAAGAAAACCTTTAGGCGCATGGCGAAGGTTTATCATTCCCAAAACTTCACGCAAGAAGTAGAGGAGCATGAAGAGTTCGAGAACCTCTATGAGTCAATTACCTCTGTGCGTGATGTTAAGGAATAAAACTGATGTTTTCAATTCGCTATATCGTGGGTGTGAAACTTATGGACACACTCAATCGTCCTGTCAAAGAGACTATCCTGGGTGTGTGGCCTACCCTTGATCAGGTTCCTGTTGACTTGATTCGACGGGCAAACGAGCAAGCATATCCCGATAAGCAAGTTCATGTTTATGTCAATGCATATAGTGAGGTACCCCTTTGAAACTCGCCCTAATGTCAGATGTCCATCTTGAGTTTGGACAACTCCCAGTCAACAATGATGCAGGTGCAGAGGTTCTACTTCTAGCGGGTGATATCTGTGTTGCCGCGGGGTTCTTGCGGGAGAGGAGTGGAAATGAATACCACACCTTTTTCAGACAATGTTCAGAGCAGTTTCGAGATGTGGTTTACATCATGGGCAACCATGAGCATTACAATGGAGACATCTGTACCTCTTATCAGATTCTGAAAACTGAACTTGATAAGTATCCTAACATTCACTTCCTAGAGAGGGAGTTTAGAATCATCAAAGGGGTGATGTTTATCGGCGCTACGCTTTGGAGTGACTTCAATCGTCAGGATTCTCATTCAATGTTGGTCGCAGAAGGAGCGATGAATGACTACCGTATCATTAAGAATTCTTTAAAGGGTAGGCGACTAACTGCTCTTGACACTTTGTTTGAGCATCAGCAAGCGCTTGAGAAGATTGAGCAGTTTTATGACGCTCATCCTGATCTGCCGGTAGTTGTAGTCGGGCATCACGCACCCAGCCATAAAAGCGTAAAACCAAAATACGAGCGGGATGTGCATATGAATGGTGCCTACAGAAGCGACTTGGAAAACTTTATCGTAGATAGGCCTAGGATCAAATTGTGGGTGCATGGTCATACCCACTCAGAGTTTGACTACATGGTAGCCGAAACCCGTGTAGTTGCAAACCCGAGGGGATATGTGGGATATGAGCGAGGGCTACAAGAAGATGACCCTTACACATACCAACTTCTTGAGATTTAGTCGGTGATGAATCTGCGTGACTGTAGATTCAATTGGGCTCTACGAGCACGACCTTCAACTACACCTTCGAAAACAGCTTTTAGAAATTTTAACATGGCGCACCTTTTGGGTTGTTTAACATGGTTGGGATTGTGTCCCTTCATTATTTATATTGCGATGCAACATGAGTGCTAATCTTATACTTTTAGTCGGGCTTATATATTTGTATGTTGCTATCGAGCAAGGCATCAAGGGCAACATAGGCATGCTTATCGCCTTTGGTGGGTACGCCTTCTCGAATGTAGGGCTTTACCTAATGGCATCAAAATGAAGACAAAAGAAAACCTAAAGTTGAGATGTGATGCTTTACTAACCGCACTAGTGGGCAAGAACCTTGTAGACGATTGGTGGAACAGGCCAAATAAGGGATTCGATCTGCAAACCCCAATTGCTGTGTTTGAGCAAAACCCAGAGCGGGTATATAATTACTTAATGAGGTTCTCTGGCGGCGATTATATGTAGGAGATCATATGGAACAAGAAATTACAAGGCGACCATGGGGGTACTATACCGTTCTACACCAACCTAACTCACAAGTTAAGGTGAAGGAACTTTATGTAGAACCCGGCAAGGCATTAAGTATGCAAAGACACGCTCACCGAAGCGAACTTTGGTTGGTTGCTGATGGCTTTGCTACTCTATGGACCCATCAGAAACATGATGACAAAAATATCATGTTGCTAAAAGGTCGTTACCGAAAGTTTGACGTTATCAAGATTGAAAAAAACGAGTGGCATAAACTTGAAAATCACTCTAGTATTCCCCTGAAAATTATAGAAATTCAGTATGGCCAGGCCTGTGACGAGGAAGATATTGAGAGAATCTAGTGTTGCACAAAAACAACACTTTGTTGTATCAAAACAACAGAGGGAAAATTCCGGTTGCACTTTCTGCTGAGTCATGTATAATTGATTCTGTCGATTGATTGAGAGGAAACGACATGGCTAAGAAGATGACCCGTGAGCAGCTTGATATGATTGTCTCAAATTTTGCTAAGCAGGCTACACGCAAGAACGATTATGCCTTTACGGCGGGGTACTTGCAGTCGCTGGCGATTCAGCTGCTCGGACAACTTTCTGCAAAAGAGCAACAGCATCATATCGATGTTCTTCTCAGTTCTAAAGTTTGGGATATGGAATCGAAATGAATCACGAAAATATAAATATTCTACTGCAGGAGATCACAGATCTCCTTCGCCAGCGGGACGCTGAGATTTTGCTTGAGCGTCTCAAAGAAGAAAAAGAGCGTGAGGACCTTGAGTTTGCCGCTTGGGTAGCACATATGGAAGGCCTTCACGCTGCTTACAGCTACGAGGATCAATAATGAAAAAAGTCATCGCTGCAATAGCAATTTCAGTCGCTTCATTTCAAGCAAACGCTTGGGGACCTGTAGAACAAGCTGCTCTTGCGGCGATTGCGGGGGGATTCCTTATTGGTCGTGCAACTGCTGAACCTGCAACTCCTCCGCCACCTGTTTATTATGCACCCCCTGCAGTTCAATATGCACCGCCCCCTCGAGTAGCTTATGGAGGTCATTACTATGCTCCGCCCCCTCGAAGGCAATGTGTAACCATCCCTCTGTATGATGCCTACGGTCGGTATGTTCGATCAACCCGGCAATGCCACTATGTCCACTAAAAAAGTAAAAAGACGCGACCCTATCGCTTTTGATCTTCTGACTTCTGGTCTGTATAAACAGCGCAAGGTCCCCCTTGCAAAACTTTATAAAAGGAATTTTCGTAATGAGCGACAACGCCAAACTCAAGAGCTTTACGGTTGAAGTGAAAGAAGCGCCCAATGGAGATGCAGTCCTTCCATTGCCTCAAGATCTTCTAAATGAGTTGGATTGGGGTGAAGGTGATGTTCTCAATTGGAAAGACAACGAGGACGGGAGCTTTATTTTGTCTAAAGTTCGTGAGACAGAAATCGTTCTAGTTGAGACGGTTTCTATGTTCAGAATAAGGTATGCTGTTCGAGTCCCCAAAGGGAAATCTGAGTGGGCACTCGATACGGTGACCTGTGATAATGCGAACGAACTGTCACAAGAACACCTAACTGAGACGATTGTCTCCCATCGGGTCATCAGCGAGAAAGAATATTTAGAAATTTACGATACAGACAATGCCTATCTTCTTGAGTGGGACGATGACAGAAAACTAGAACAAATCACAGATGTCAGCGAGGATAATTAAGTTCCCATACCGAAGTAACAGGCCTGTCGCTTTTAAGATTTCCTTCTATACCGATGAGGAGATCTTGTTGGCGATCATTGCCATAAACGCATTTGGCGATGTGGTGCATAAAGTCAACAACTACAATTTGGTTGAAGTTGATCCCATCCATGTAATATCATGTCTTGAGAAAGCGCTTGACAGTGACCTGTTTTCTGACAAAGGAAGGTCTCTTATTAAGTCGGTGTTAGACTCAGTTGAACAAAGCTACATAGAATGAATATCTTCTACTTATCTCATAGCCCTGAACAGTGCGCTGCAATGCACAATGATAAACATACTGTAAAGATGGTGCTTGAATATGCTCAGCTTCTCTCTACTGCTCATAGGGTTCTTGATGGTCGTCGGGTTGTGGGTCTTTCTAAACTTAATAGGAAGCGTACTTATTATTCTCTTCCCGATGATCGTGATGGTGTTCTGTATAGTGCTACTCATATCAATCATCCTTCTGCTGTTTGGGTAAGGCAATCCTACGAAAACTATTGCTGGTTGCATCAGTTACTTCACCACCTTTGCAAAGAATACACCTTGCGGTATGGTAAAGTTCACAAAGTAGAATCTAGTGATCTGCTGCATGCTTTGTATTTGCCTCCTGTTGCCCTTAACCCCACTCGAGGGGTAATTTCTTTTTCGCAACCAACCCCCGCCATGCCTGATACATATAAGGTACCCGGCGATTCTATCGCTTCCTATCGTAACTATTACAATGGAGGAAAGCAGCATTTGGCGAGTTGGAAGGTGAGGGGCGTACCCTCTTGGTACACTTTGCAAAATGCATAAATAAGTTTATGCCACTATACGATTACCAATGCTCATCTTGTTCTGAGATCAACACTCAGATGCGATCTATCGCAGACAGAAAAGTCCCAGAGGGTGAACCTTGCCCTAGCTGCGGACAAACAACCACCACCCTTATGATTGGAACTCCTGGAGTAGGAGACCCCGTTCGTTTGGGTGTAAGAACAATCGACAATGGATTTAGGGAGGTGCTTTCAAAGATCGGATCTTCACAGCCAAAAAGTAACTTGCACAATAAACTATCAAGGCACTGATGGTTACTGCTAAAGTTATCAGTATCAACCAGAGGGACAGCAACGCATCGCTGTCCTTTTTTATTTTAGAGGGCAATATGGCAAAAAGACAAGAAAAACAAGACCGTCAACCTCAATTGACCTTATCACATAACCGTCTAAAGATTCGTCTTGATGACATGGATGTGATATCCCCCTTGACTGAGAATCAGAAGAAGTTTTTTGAACTTTATAAGCAAGGGGAATCCTTTATGATGCTACATGGAGTCGCAGGAACAGGTAAGACATTCATAGCACTTTACAAAGCCCTCGAGGAAGTGCTAGACAAAAGTAATAATCTAGACAGGGTTGTGATTGTTCGATCCGCTGTGCCAAGTCGTGAGATTGGACACCTACCTGGCGATGAGAAAGAGAAAACTGAAGTATACAAAGAACCATATATACAAATATGCAGCAACTTGTTTGGTCGATCTGATGCTTATCAGCGTCTAGAAGAACAAGGAGTCACTGACTTTCTGATCACTTCCTTCCTCCGGGGAATCACACTTGACAATTGTGTGGTCCTTGTTGATGAGTGCCAGAACCTAACTGACGCTGAGATCAATACGATTATGACAAGGGTGGGTGTTAACACCAAGATCATCTTCTGCGGAGACTTTAGACAGACTGACTTGTGCAAGAAACAAGACATGTCAGGCCTAAAGAAATTTATCGCCATCGCTAAGATGATGCCCACCTTCAGAATGGTAGAGTTCGCTACTGAGGACATTGTCCGTTCTGACATAGTGAAGCAGTTCATTCTAGCAAGGCTTGCTTACGAGGACAACAATAGCTGAATTTGATGAAGAGGTGAGGAGCCCGTGATGGGAAAGATAACGGGCGATGATAAACCTAATAGCGAGCAAACTTAATTAAAATCGTGGGAAACTTTCCAACGTCACATCCATATAGAGTGCTCGACTGCTGTGTTATAATTACCTCTTATTCGCTATGAGAAGCTATGCAAAACTTTCGATATGCACAGGGGTTGCCTTCAATCCCACAACTGAAACAAGTAACGAATCGCGCTACGGGCAAGAGAATCTATGTAACACCTGAAGGAAAAAAATATCCTTCTGTTACAACTATCTTGTCCGAGCATACAAGAGAGGCGATTGATGCCTGGAGAAAGCGTGTAGGCAACAAACGCGCCAACTATATTGCAGCGTCTGCGGGTCAGCGCGGCACGAGAATTCATACTCTCTGTGAGAAGTATCTCAAGAACGAAGAAGTATTTACACCCGAAGTGTCTTTGTTCACCAAGGAACTTTTCAAACCTATCATCCCCCTTCTACATGAGATCAATAACATTCATTGCCAAGAGCAACGACTGTATTCTAACCATCTTCGTCTTGCAGGAACTGTTGATTGTATTGCAGAACACAACGGCAGATTGAGTGTCATTGACTTTAAGACATCTTCAAGGAGAAAGCGCAAAGAAGATATCGACCACTATTTTATGCAATGTGCTGCCTATGCTATTATGTACGAAGAATTGGTAGGCATTCCCATCAACAAACTGGTCGTGATCATTGCTCACGAATCTGATGAACCCGCAGTATTTGTAGAGAAGCGTAACAACTTCACCCCCCAACTTTTACACTACAGAGACTTATATGAAAAAGCTAATCCTAACTTTCTTGATGACTTTCTCGATACCTGCCCTGTCCCAGCAGGAGCTGATTATAAAGGTACCTTGTGCTTCGACTGACTCAGTCATTAAGGTTTTAGTTCGTGAGTTCAAAGAACAGCCCCTGATGGTCGGTATGAGTTCAGAAAAACTTATTGTGACTGTATGGAAAGGATTGACGAACGATAATTTTACGATTACAATAACAAATGAACATGACATGACTTGTGCGCTTGTTGAAGGAAAGGACATGCGCCCAATATCTAAACAAACACGAGGAAATTAATGAAACTTGTTGAGAATTATATTAAAGGGTATGATGAAGTTTTGACAGATGAAGAATGTAAAAATTTTATCACCAAAATTGATCAAGAGACCCTACTTCAAATTATTGATGAAACACATGCGTATCGTGCCAAAAGTGTTCACGGGTTGCCAAACTGGACAGAAGATGATACGCTCCTTTCTTCCATAGCTTTTCATCTTGCCCAAGAATACTTTAATGAAGTTGAAGTGCCTCTGATTCCACAAATCGAAGGTTTTGAGGCAGTTCATGTAATCAAAATGCAAGACAAGGACTACATTGATGTTCATGTGGATGTTAACTCACAATCGTCTGCAAAGCGTTATCTAACTGTAATGATTTTTTTCAATGAGTTCAATGGGCAAATCCTCTTCCCAACTATTGAGAAAAGTGTGCGACCGAAGGCAGGCTCCGTTCTAATTTTCCCCCCAACATGGATGTTCCCGTTTGCTATCGAACACACGAAAGGATCAACCAACCATTTTGCAATAACATACCTTCATTACATAAATAAGTGATTTTGTCATCCATCTGTAACAGTTAAATATATAGATAAAATATGACACTAACAAAAGGAGGTCATATGCGAGTTCATAATTTTTTACTAGCGATTGCTGTTGGATTTGTAACTGTTGCACAAGCTCAAACTGTAAGAGTGGACGGTTCAAGTACCGTGTTTCCTATAACAGAAGGTATTGCAGAAGATTATCAGAAGGCAACAAAAACTAAGGTCACCGTGGGTGTATCGGGAACAGGAGGCGGGTTCAAGAAATTTTGTAGGGGTGAGATTGATGTACAGAATGCAAGTCGTCCTATTTCAGAATCAGAAATTCAAGCATGTAAACAAACAGGCATAGAGTTTCTAGAACTTCCTGTCGCCTTTGATGCATTGACTGTTGTTATTCATCCCAAGAACACTTGGGCAAAAACAATGACTGTTGCACAACTTAAAAGGATTTGGGAACCCGCTGCACAAGGAAAGGTTACTCATTGGAATCAAATAAATCCCGCTTGGCCCAATGCACCATTAAAGTTGTTCGGTGCTGGAACTGATTCAGGAACTTTTGATTACTTTACAGAGGCAATCGTCGGTCGTAGCAAAGCTAGTAGGGGTGACTTCACGGCATCAGAAGATGATAATGTTCTTGTGTTAGGTGTAAGTCGAGATGTTAATAGCTTAGGTTACTTTGGGTTTGCATACTATGCGGAGCATAAAGACAAACTTCAATCAGTGTCTATTGTAAACGCCTCTGGGCAACCTACACCACCTAGTGAAACTTCTGTGATGGATGGAACTTACAACCCTCTTAGCAGACCTATCTTCATTTATGTGTCTGTAAAGTCACTCGATAGGCCTGAGGTGCGTAGGTTTGTTGAATTCTATATGGCGAATGCAGCTAAAATCTCAAGAGAGGTTAAGTATGTTCCTCTACCCGATAGTGTCTATAAAAACAATCTTAAGATTGTCGCTGATAGGCGAGTGGGCACCATCTTCGGAGGACACAATGTGGTCGGTATGACTGTT